TTGACTTCCACTAGAAGATTTGCACCTACAACTACAACAGTGGCACCTACAACTACAACAGTGGCACCTACAACTACAACAGTGGCACCTACAACTACAACAGTGGCACCTACTACAACTACAACAGTGGCACCTACAACTACAACAGTGGCACCTACTACAACTACAGTCTCAACCACTACAACTACATTAGGACCAACCACTACAACAGTGGGACCTACTACAACAACATTGGCACCTACTACTACAACATTGGCACCTACTACTACAACATTGGCACCTACTACTACAACAGCAAAACCTACAACAACAGCAAAACCTACAACAACAACATTGACATCAACAACAACAGCAAAACCTACAACAACAACATTAACATCAACAATTACCACACCAATAATTGATGATTCTAATAGGTTAAGTAAAAGTGTTAACAGAGGTGACACTTATATAGTAATTAAAAATAATAAATATAGTAAAAATGACAAAATACTTATTGAAGAGGTTATTTATACTATTATTGATATACAAACTACTGAGAATTTTAAAAATTATTATGTAATTGAAGAATTTTCAACTACATCAACATCCAAATTATTTTTGGATCCTTCGATTCAAGATGATTTAGAAGAAGGCACACAAATACAACGTGTAAGATTTAATAGTGTAAATAAAACTGAATTAAATATATCAAATCAACCTTTAATATTACATAATATTGTTTCTCTAGATAATAATGCTTTATATACTAACCATGCCAATGAACCTGAGCCATGTTTCGTAAGTTCTGAGTGTAATGGTGGTAAATGTATAATTGATGATAATGATATAGGAAATTGTTATAATGTAATAGAAAATTTATATGAATTAAATGGATCCTCAAGTTATATTGAGTTAAAGGAAATAGACAATTTAAACACCCATTTTAAATTTTCATTACTACTGAAGGATATAAATAAAAATGAAGATATTACTATTGTTAATTCTGGTATAAATGTATGGTCTCTAATTATAGAAACATCTAGAGTTGGTGAATCAAAATTTAAATTAAAATTAAATAATATTACAACAAATGATTATGAATATGATAAATTAAATGTGGTAAAACACACTTTATATAATATTGATATTAAAGTTTCTGAAAATAATAATGGATATATAAAATGTTCTATATCAAATGATAGTAATGAAACACAGGAACATGAAATACCTTTTGATAAAGATTCTATATATGATTGTAAATATATTAATGATTATACACAATGTATAAGTAATATTATAGGAAAACCAGGTAAATTAATATATAAAAAGGCACCTATATATTTTGGTTATAATTTATATGAAGATTCTGACTATTTAAATGGATATTTAGGAAATTTTGAATTTAATTTAGATAAAGAAAAATGTATATATAATCCAAATACACAAAAAAAAATCGAAACAGCTTTATTTATAAAAGAAGATTGTATAAATAATTGTTTAGAAGAAGAAAGTTGTAATCAATCAATATGTGAATCTAAATGTAAAGATATAAAGGAATGTCATTTTAATTCTAAAGATAATGAGAGTAGGCATTCTATTGATTGTATGAATAAATGTATTTTACCAGAAAATAAATGTAATACTAAATATTGTAATAAGCAGTGTAATGAATGTGTTGGTAATGATTGTTACTGGCTCAATAAAAATAGTTATTTAGATGATGATGAATATAATAAATCTGGAAGACCTCATCCACCTGTTATTGAAACACCTATAATAGGATATGATGGAACAACAGCAACATTTGAATGGTTTCCTTCAGAAAAAGGTTTAGGTGGAGAAATACAGGGATATGTAGCATTATTTTATAAAACATATAAAAAAGAAGAGGGATTAAGAATAGAATGGATTGATAAAATTAGATGTATTGAAAAATGTGAATATATAATTAAAAATTTAATTCCTGAAGAAACATATACTATAGGTATAAAAGCATATAATGCTTCTGGAATAGGAATGTTATCTAATTTAGTTACTTTTAAAACAAATAAATCAACTATTAACACTTCAATACTAAATAATATAAAATTACCTTCAAATTTAGAAATAGGTAATTTTAAAAGTTGTAATAAATAATTAAAATATTTATATATTGTAATGAAAATACAAAAAATATTAATTTCAATTATCTTAGTAATAATTTTAATTATATGGTATTATTTAAAAAAAAATAATAATTCTTTAGAACCTTTTATGGAATTAGATATAAAATGTTTATCATCTGAAATTTCATCGGTAAACTCAGAGTCACAAGGTTTGACATCGCAAGCATCTGTGGAATCAAATGATTGTATAAAAGAAGTTAATGGGAGTGAATTTATTAAATATAGTGATCCTAATTTTGATGATCGAACATTTAAGTCTTATGAAATGAATAATCATAGTATTAAAATAACCCCCGAGCCATTCACAGAGGACATAAAAAACATTGGTCTTTATTTTAAAATTAAAAAAAATTGGGTTGGAAATATAATGACATTGAGTTTAAAAAGTTTATTTGAATATGCTTTAGATCAAAGTAACTTTAAAGACTATTTACTGAATGACAACATTGGGATTACAGAATTTTTGTTCGAAGGGAAGGTTGCGAATGATTACTTCCCAATCCAGCGTGAAGAAATAAACAGAATTATGACTAATAATATATATGATTTAAATTTCAATATAAATAAATCAGGAAATTTAAATATTTCAGGAGGACCAGATAAAACTAAATTCAAAAAATGGGACTTAATTAATGACCTAAAATCACCGCGCAAGACAGTTGTTGGAGGTGTGGAGGAGCTGTCTGCTGACGATAATTCTCATTTACTTAGGTATTACCGTCCCGAACATGGTGTAATATATGATGCATCACCAGATATAATTGAAAGTTGTGCGCAAACTCAGACATATAAATATGGTCCACCAACAGGGTTCTTGAGTGGGCGTCAATTTATGATGGACTCAGATGATAGAATGAATTTTATGGACGGTTCTTTTTTATCGGTGGGGAACATTGAAAATTCAATAGAAAACTATGTATGTAGAATTATTAATACTTTTAAAAACTTAAAAACATTTAATACAGAGATACCAATTGAACCTGCTACTAATGGAGATTCAGAGATCAAATTCTGGTTAAATATAAAACTCTTGGATCCAAAAATAGTGACAGATCCATTTATAGAGATAAATTTAAATAATGATATAAAAATACATATTAAAAAGAAAGATATATTTACAAATGTTAATGAAAATACAGATTTATTTAATCATTTAGAAGTATGGAATATAAACTCTTTTGAGGGAAAAGTAGCAGAAATCGATGCTTGGAATAAACATTTTAATGAAAATATTTGTAATTATTATCAGTGTAAAAAAAATAATCGTGATAAAGTATGTAAATTTGATATAGCAAAAGAATATGCTGCGAATAACAGCAACAGTTATGAAAATAAAGAAGATTGTATAAAAAAATGTATGTCAAACAATAATGATTGTACTGTAATTGATTGTCAAAAAAAATGTTTAGAGTGTAGAGATATTACTAATGAACAATTTAAAAAAGTTGAAAAGGATACATATTGTCCTTGGACAAAAATATCACCACCTAATCCACCTGATGCTCCAAAAATTAGAGGTTTTGCTGATGAAAAAAAAATAAATCACAACTATATACCTATTATACAATTAGAATGGCGAAAACCTATTAGTCCAAGATGTAAAATAGAAAGATATATAATTGAAATAGATGAATTAGGTATAGGTTCAAATGGTATTAAGATTATAAATGTTCCACAAACAGATAATAATAATACTTTTGTAAAAGAAATAAATAATCTTAGTCCACAAACAACTTATAAAATAACTGTTACTGCATTAGGAACTGTTAATATTGAAAAAGATGATGGAGAAGAAGAATTAAATTTAATAAGTAAAAAATCAAATGTTTTAACAATAACAACAACAGGTGAAAATAATAAAATATTAAAACAAACATATGATTATTTTGATAATGAAAATAATAATTATAGTAATAATGTAGCATCTTATATGTACGAGAATCAAACAAATAATAGTGATCATATATTAAATAATATTAATCATGATGATATAGATATTTATAAATCTTTAATAAATTTATAAATTAAAATCAATATCATTTTCTTCTAAACATAATGCTACTATTTCTTTAATTGAAGAAACAATAATAATATCAATGTCATCTAAAATTTGTGGATTATCTTTTTTAATAATATCATAATCTAATTTATTTTCTAATGGTATTAAAATAGTTTTTAATCCAGCCTTTTTACCACCTTCTATTTTTAAATCTAAACCTCCTATTTTAGTAATATTACCTTTTAAATCAATTTCTCCTGTTAAACCTATATCTTTTTTTACTTTTATATTTGTTAATAAAGATATTATTGCTAAAGTCAATGCACCGCCAGCAGAAGGTCCATCTTTAGGAGTAGCTGCTTCTGGACAATGTAAGTGTATGCCAAATGATTTTTCCGAATTTATATTATCTTTAATATTATCAGGTATCATATTCCATGCTACCGTTTTTGAACAATATATACTTTCTTTCATAACATCACCTTGTTGACCAGTTATAGTAAAATCTAATTTCTTATCATTAAATGATTTTGTTACTTGTATAGTTATAATACCACCTATTCCTAATGCTGTTGCGTATAATCCATTGACAACACCTACTAAATTTTCATTATTTATTTTTTTATGAGATATTTGAGGTTTATTAGCAAATATTTTTTTAACATATTCTAAATTAACAATAATTTTAGTGCTAAAATTACTGTTGATGATAGCATCTAAATTAATTTCTCTTATAATTTCAAAAATTTTTTCTTTTATTTTACGAACACCTGCTTCATATGTGTAGTTATCTATAATATATGCTATAACATCAGTATCAAATATAATGTTTTTTTGTGAATAACCTATATTATAAAGCAATTCTGGTATAATATAATTAGTCATAATATGAATTTTTTCATGTTTTTGTAGATAATTAAATTTAATTCTATGAATTCTATCTGCTAATATTGGGTCTAATTTATTATAATCATTGTATGAAAATATAAATAATACCTTAGACAAATCGAATTCTATACCTGAAAAATATTTATCATTAAAATGTTCATTTTGTGTAAAATCCGTAAGATGTGTTAAAATACCAATTATTTCTTTTCCATTTTCAGTATTACTTATTTTATCTAACTCATCAATATATATTATAGGATTCATACATTTTGTTTGTATTAATATATCTATTATTTTACCATAATTTGATCCTACATATGTATAATTATGACCTTCTAATAATGATCCATTACTAGAACCTCCTAATGCAATAAACGAAAAGGGACGTGAATTACCATTTTCATCCAATAAGCATTTTGCTATACCTTTTTTTGCTAAAGATGTTTTACCTATACCAGGAGGTCCTTCAAATCCCAAACAATAACCTGTCATTTTACCATTAATCCACTGTCCTATAATTCTTTTTATTTCGTTTTTTGCTTCATTTTGGCTATAAATTGCTTTATTTAAAATAGTATCTATATTCTCAATATATTTTTTACGATTATATATAAATTTATTCCAATCATTTAATAATATATTTATTTCCAGATTCAAAGGATTTGATTTTACATTGATTATATTATAATATTTATTTTTAAGAGTATTACTAATTTCTTTATTTGAAAAAAACTGATTAAAAGTTTTTAATAATTCTTTTTTATTACCTTTTGATTTATACTTAATTATAGACTGATCTTTATTTATAGTATCAATAATAGAAGTTATATCTTTATTTTTATTTTTTTTAATATATGTATCAAGTATATTATTATTTAAATTATTAAAATCTTTCAACTTATTTATTATATCAACTATATCAATATATAAATATGATTTTGTGCTATTTAATAATGGATAATTAATATTATTTTGATTTATATAGTCATTAACTTGGGATACTAAATGAATTAATTTTAATTCATATTTGTCTTTTAAATCTAAAATTTGTTCTTTTTTATAAATATTAAATGGTATTTTGAGTATAGAATCTAAGTAGTGCTGTGATTTAGAAGAATTATCATTTGCTTTATTTATGACTTCTTTATATTTTTCAATTGCTTTTTGTTTTACAGAATCTTTACATTTCATTAGATAAATTCTTTTTTCATAGGATATTTCTTCAATATTAAAATTATAATCTTTTATTTTATCTTCAATATTATTTAAATTATTTTTAAATTTTTTTTGTAAACTCCAATGTAAATTATTATATATTTGATCTGATAAATCTTGAGACTTTAATAAATATGAATCATTATTAATCAAATCATATAGTAAATAAGCAATATATTGTATTTCATTATTATTAATCAATAATAGTAATACTATTGTTTCTAATTGCTCTTTAATATTTTTATTTAAAAAATCTTTTACAATATATGAAATGTTATTTTTGTAATAATTTATTATCTTAAAATAATCTTTTTGAATTTTTTCAATTATTTGTGAACTTGAATATACAAAATAATCACGTATAGTTAATTGTTCTACATAATTATTTTTAAAATTTGTATCAATATTTATAGTATTTACTTTTTTTAATATATAATGATATTTTTCTTTTAAAATGTTTGTATTTCTTAAAATATTAAGTGAATCTTTAATAAAATAACCTGTAATAATAATAACTTCATCTCCTATTTTAAAATAGATATTACAACCATTAACATGTTCAAATAAAGTAATATTTTTTTTTTTTAATTTCATATATTGAATTGTATTATCATCATCTATCATATTTATATTATCATATTCATATGAAGATGTTTTATTTTTTTTATTATATGCAATTAATTTTGTAGGTTTGAAATAATTATTTATGAAGTTCAACTCTTCTTTTAATTTATTATTTATCAGATTATTTTCATTAAAATAAAAATAAATTATATCATTAAATGATTTTGTTCCTATTTTGAATATAAGTTTTTTTAATTCATTTTTAATATTAATTAATTTAATGATACATTGTATTGTATTTAATTGTAAAGAAATTGTGTTATAATTTTCTAAAATTTTAAACAATTCATTATTCAAAATATTATACGTATAATTTGAAATAATTTTTAATTGTTTATTACTCTCATTTCTATAAGATAATTTTATAATATGTTTAAAAATATCATTATATAATTCTTTTTTTTTTAAATTCATTTTATATAAAAATTTAAATCTTTGTTGAATAAATATTATTGAATTTAGTTTATCCATATTTAATTATAAAGATTATAAAAATTATTTAAAAACTTTACTATAATGTAATTTAAAATGTCTTCAAAAGGAAAAGGAGGAAAAAAACATCGAAGAGCAAAAAATACAACAACGGATAATAAGGCGGTGTTACCAGATGAAAAACAATATTTTGCTTATGTTACAAAAATATTAGGTAGTGGCAGAGTTAATTTAGATTATTATATTCCTAAAATTGATGAAAAAACAAATGAAATTTTAGATTGGGATAAGCAATCTAAAATAGGTATTATCCGAGGTAAAATGATGCGTCGTGTATATGTTAATTTAAATGATATTGTATTAGTCACTGAAAGAGATTTTGATAAATCTAAAGTAGATATTATAGAGAAATATCAAATGACACAGATAGCATATCTTAAAAAATTCTCCAATTTTCCACCAATGAATGAAATTTCAAATAATGATATCGAATTTGATTTTGATATCGATATTGAGGATGAACATAAAATTAAACATAAAGATAATAAAAATGAAGATTATATGAGTGGAATTCCATCTTTTAGTGATAATGAAGAATCAGATATTAGTAGTCTTTAACTATATTTTTTTATTAATTTTTAAAAAATATAATTCTGTATTTTTAAAATATAATATTATTTAATTTACAATTTACAATTAAATTTACTTAGTATAGAATTATAAATTTAAATAAACTTAAAGTTATATACCTTTATTAATTTAAGATGGGAATTCCGTTATATTTTAAAATTATATCTGAAAAGTATCCCAATATTATTAAAAATAATTTGGGTAGTAATACAAATAATTTATTTTTAGATTTAAATTGTGCTATACATCCATGTTGTCGTAAGATTTTAGAAGAATATAGTGTAAATAATTTTAATCAAACTATTGTTGAAAGTAAAATGATTCATGAAGTTTTAAATTATATACAAAAATTAGTTCAAATGGTTAACCCACAATTATTATATATTGCTATTGATGGTGTAGCTCCTTGTGCTAAAATGAACCAACAGAGACTTAGACGATATAAAACTGTGTATGAAAAAGGTAAAATAGACAAAATAAAAGAGGAAGAAAATAAAGATATTAATACATTTAATTGGAATACAAATGCTATATCTCCTGGTACTGAATTTATGGATAAATTATCTGTTAAAATTAAAAAAGAAATTAATACTAACAAATTATATGAAAATATTAAAGTATATTTTAGTGATTCATATAATCCTGGTGAAGGAGAACATAAAATTTTAGATTATATTAAAAAAAATGATTTAGATGGTAATATAATCATTTATGGGTTAGATGCTGATTTAATTATATTATCTTTTGTATCACATAAAAATAATATATATTTATTACGTGAAGCATTACAATTTGGAAAAACAGTTATGGATTCATTTTTGTATTTAGATATAGATAATTTAAAATATTATATAATAAAAGATATCCAAGAGAAGATATTGGTGAATGATCCAACATTATTATTTGATATGGATAAATTGAATAATTTACTAGATGATTATATATTTATTAGTTTTTTGGTTGGAAATGATTTTTTACCACATTTGTTAGCATTTGATTTACGTCATGATGGATTAACATTTTTACTAGAAAAATATGTTGAATTATATGTTATTTATGAACAAAATTTAGTGAATTCTAAGAAAAAAACGATTAATTGGAATTTTTTGAAAACCTATTTTAATGAACTTAAAAATTATGAGTCAGATTTGCTTCTAAAAATGTCTAAAAAACGTAAAAAATTTAGATTTAATAGACATCATGATAATGAATATGATAAAAAAGTAGATTTATTAAATAATTATCCTATTTTAAATCAAGATTGTGAACATTATATAGATATAGGCACTAAAAATTGGAAATATAGATTTTACAATAAAGCACTTAATGTATATGACGAAGATGACCTTAAACAATGTTGTTTAAATTATATTACTGGTTTAAAATGGACATTTGAGTATTATTTTAAAGGTTGTAAATGTTGGAAATGGAAATATAATTATAGACATTGTCCTTCTATAATGGATATATTAAGTGTAATGAAAGAAACACATTTAAATGAGATTAAATTTAAGGAGTCTAAACCATATTCGCCAATTGTTCAATTATTATCTATATTTCCTAAAACAAGTAGTAATCTTGTACCACCACAATATAGAAAACTAATGACTTCTAAATCTGATATAGGTGATTATTATCCTGATAATTATAGTATAGATACTTACTATAAAAGATATTTTTGGCAATGTGAACCTATATTGCCTTTAATTGATTATGAACGTCTTAATAAAACATTTAAAAAAATAAAAATGGATTCAAAACTTAAACAAAAATTTAATAGTGATATTTTTATTAAATAACTTTTACTTTTTTATAACTTAATGATTTGTATAATTTATATAAATGATAAAAAAAGGCATTAACGCCCATAAGTAATAATAAATCTAGTGACATTTTATGAGCTTTACTTTTCATATATCCTACATAAATAAGAAGTGGAGCAACTAGAACTACGTGAATTAAATAAATATATTCGTGATAAGCTAACATATATAATATATTTAGATTATTTTTTTAATCATAATCTTTTTAATATAATTGTGAATACGCTCGCTCTGTAAAAATATAAAAAGACCTCCCATTACTCCTAATAAATGAAATATTACTTCTAATGATAATAGTTTTTTATTATTTAATTTAAAAGCTTTATAAAAAAACATTATATTTCCGATTGTTATAATAACCCAAAATATAAAAAAATTTTTATCTGATAACTCTGATAACTCTGATAACATATTATATATTTAGATTATTTTTTCGGAATAGTAATAGTATAATAACCAAACGTCATAGGAATACAACATAATATATCTAAAACTAAAGCACAAGGACATAAACATAAAGCCATATCACGATTATCTGGTTTTGCCGGGTCATAGGCTTTGTCACATGCTATATAACAAGTTTCGCATAAATAACATACATGTGAATTAGGTATTCTAGGAGAGCATTTTTTTTCTGTTGATTGTTGAATAGATTCAGATTCAGATTCTGAATCAGACATTATTTAATTTATGATTTTTAAAATTATTAATTATCAATTTTCAATTTTTTATATTCTATGTTATTTATATATGAAAGACTGTATAAGTTATTGTTTGGTTGGAGCTGCATTATTAGGTTCAATGTTAGTTATGATGTTATCGAGTAAAAAATCAAAAAATTTTACACATTACAGAAGTTTATTAGACGATAATCAATTACAAGTTTATAAAAGTGTATTAAATGAAAGGATGTCTATTTATATTCAAGGATTAGTTTTAGGAACTATTTTAGCATTACTTGTTACTTATAAAAGAATAGTATCAAAAAATAAGAATATATGTTTATTTATGGTTATAGCACTTGGATTTAATTGGATATATTATTTATTCTATCCTAAATCAACATATATGTTAAATCATTTAAATTCACAAAACCAAGTGAAAGCATGGTTAAAAATTTATAAAGAAATGAAACTAAGATGTCATTTAGGATTATTATTAGGTATTATAGGTTATTTCTTACTTGGAATGGGGTGGTGTTAATTAGTTTATAATTAACTTTTTTTTTATTTTTAATTTTTAATGGAGTATTTAAATTCATTAAAAAATCTTTATGGATTAAATGATTATAAATTAAACGAATTAGCAAAAACTATAAAAATTAATATTTTCCCAAACAATATAGAACAAATCAAAGAAAAACTTAATATTTTAATGAAACAACAAACGTCTATTAAAAATCAAATACCAAGTTCTAAATTTAATAGTATAAATAATTTTATTATTGAACTTTATAGTTATACAAATGAATTTAGAGATAATAGTGTTAAAATAAATTCAAGTGTAAATAAAGTATATGATTTATCAAATTATCATATGGATACAACTATTATCAATAGTAAAAATACACGTAATATAGAAGCAGAACGATTAACTGTTCCTAGACAAATAAAATTTAAACCTAAGACAAATAATAATCCTAAATTACAACCAACACTAAATATTTTAGATAATATAGATCCTTATAAATTATATGGTTATAATAAAAATCAACAAATAGATATACAAGATTTGAAATTAAAATATAAAAAATATGCTTTAGAAACACATCCAGATAAAAATAATGGTGATAGTAAAAATTTTAATATTATAAATGAAGCTTTTAAAGTGTTGTATGAAGATTATAAATTAAAACAAAATGATAAACAATTTAATGAATTAAAAAATAACTCACAAAATTATATAGAAAAACAAACAAAAACAAATTATCAAAATACTAATATTAATAGTGATAATTTTAATGTAAATAAATTTAATAAAATTTATGATGAACATCGTATATCTAATGTAAATGATGATGGATATGGTGACTGGTCTAAAGATAATCAATTTGATAGTGAAGATATAGTTAGAAATAGTAGTTTAACTAAAGGTAATTTTAATAAAATGTTTGATCAAAACGTTAAAGTTTCTGATGCTGTAGTGCAATATCGTAATCCCCAAGAATTATTTATGAATAGTGAAAATAATTGCGAAGAACTTGGTGTTGATAAAATAGATAATTATTCTGGTAAATCTAAATCTATAAGTTATACAGATTATAAAGAAGCCCATACAACTTCGAGATTAGTTGATACAAATGCTAATACTAGAGAATCTTATAATTCTATTAATGATATAAAAGCAGCAAGATCTAATATAAAAGAACAAACTGCTGAAGAAATTATGGAATTAGAAATAAAAAAATCTAGAGAAGTAGAACAAGAAGAAAAAAGATTATTAAATGTATCAAAATATGATAATGCCCATTTTGAAAATTATAATAAGATTCATAATATTATGTTATCTAGAAGATAATGTAGACAGCACATACTAGGTTAATTATCATTATTTTTTTTATAATCTAATATTAATATGAATTTAAAACAAATTGATCTAATGTCTCGTGAATCATTAGTAAATTTAGGTATTAAATTACAATTAAATGGTCATAAAAATATGTTTTCTAAACCATATATTAAAAAAAATCCTTTAAAAAATTTAATTCTAAAAGAAATAAGTACTTTAAGAAAATTAAAACGATCTAATTCAACTAATAATTTACAACATATTAATAATAGTAATATTAATAGTAATAGTAATAGTGTTAATAATGAAAATAAAATACGTAGATCTAAATCATTTTCATCTTTTAATAAAAAGTCATTAAAACGTAATTATTCTAATTTAAATGATATTTTTCAAAATTATGATATTGATAGATGTATGTATCCTAAAGTTAGTAAATTGGTCGCCATAGGAGATATACATGGTGATTTATCTGTTGCTATAAAAGCATTAAAATTAGCAGGAGTTATTGACACTTCAATACCAGATACCTCTAGAACAATCAATAATATTCATTGGACAGGTGGGGATACATATGTTGTTCAATTGGGTGATCAAATAGATAGAGTCAGACCAACTAAATTATATAATAATTTATGTTCTGAAGAAGATAGTGATTTAGTAAAAGACGAAGGTTCTGACCTCAAAATTATAAGTTTATTTGAAAAATTACACAAAGAGGCAAAGAAAAAAGGTGGAGCTTTATTTAGTATATTTGGAAATCATGAATTAATGAATGTTGATGGCGATTTTAGATATGTAAGTCCTAAGGAATTTTATGAATTTGGTAATTTCTTTAATGGTGTATATGAACAAAATTCCGAATTTCCATTTGGATATAAAGAACGATTAGAGGCATTCAAACCAGGTGGTGCTTTATCTAAACGTTTGGCATTAACACGATATTCTGTAATACAAATAGGAAGTTGGATATTTGTTCATGGTGCTATATCTCCTGAATGTGCGAATAATTATAGTCTTAATACTATAAATAGTAGTGTAAAAAATTGGTTATTAGGACATAGTACTAATAATATTGATGAATTGTATCATACAGATAAGGATAATGATTCGCCATTTTGGTCTCGCATATATAGTGATATGGATGAATGGGATGAAACCCAAGGTATTCAATCATTTAGACAAACCCTAAATAATCTAAATTTAAAAAATTTACGCAATAATTCTAATGTTATTAAAGGTATGATTATGGGACATTCTCCACAATTTATGTATGATAAAGGAATTAACTCTTCTTATAATAATAAAATATGGCGTGTTGATATCGGCGCTTCAAAAGCTTTTGGTGAATTAGATAATTCACCTGAATGTTCGCACAGGAGAGTTCATGTATTAATAATTGAAGATGATGAAAAATTTCACATTGTAAAAGAGAAATGTTAAAAAAAATGCTGTATACTAGTAATTTATACACTAAGCTTTAAGAATTTTATGTCTCATTGCTTGTAGATCACTTGGACTAACAAATGGATTCATATGTGTAAATGGAACTGGTGTTTTTTTATGATTTATTTTTTTAAGTTTAATATTTTTTAATTGTTCCATAGTCATTCTAAAACCACTCTGAGAATTAGAATTAGAATTAGATTTTTTTTGTTTTATTTGTATTTTAGGTATAGATTTAAGATTATTTTTATTTAAATTTAGTATTGGAATAGGTAATGATAATTTTGAAGTTTGTTGAATTGAATCTTTTGGAAGAAATTTATCTAATAATACTGGGTCTATCTTTTCTAAACTCATTTTATTTTTTATTGCTTGGACTGGAACTCCACAACGTATCATTTTAACATATTTGTCAATATTAATTTCTTCATCATCTATAAAACTATATGTATCTAACATTGGTTTAGAATATATTTTCATTTGGAGTATATTCCAAACTATACCAGCAACTTCATTATTAGTCCATAAAAATTGCGGAATTATAAGTAATTTTGAATATATTTTAGATTTAACATATTCTAATGTAACAAGATTTTTAGCTTCATTGAATACTAATATATCTTCGTAAAATGATAGTCTTAATCTATCAGGATAATATTCGGTTGATTTAAAACTTGATACGAATTTAATTTTTTTACTTACTTTTTTCTTAATACAACTATGGATATTTACTATAAGTTCTTTAAATTCACGCATAATAGGATCATTTTTAATATTTATAAATGAAATATCTATATAACTTTTATTATTATATTTATTGATACCAAATGGTAAATAAATAATAGGGGTTTGTATAATTAAATTGTTATTTTTATATTTTATTGGATAATTAGTAAAATTATTACTAATATTTATTTTATGTTTAAGTGTTATATTTTTAATATCTATATCGTTAGGTTTGAATATAGTATTCATCTACAATAATAGATTAAAATATTTATAAGTATATGGATTTTAAATAGTAATTTTTTAAATAACCTAAAAAAAATAAGTTTATTAATAGTAATATTTAAAAAAAATGAATGATAGTGAAACTATTCATGAATGTGCTATTTGTTATGAGAAATTAGATGAAAGTGCTATTAAATTAAAATGCGGGCATACATTTCATTATAATTGTATTTTTAATTCTTATAAAATGTCTACTCTAAAAAATAATATAAAATTATTTCGAAAATGTCCTTATTGTAGAAATAATGGTGGATTTCTTCCTATACGTGAAAATATTTATCCACATAAAAATATTCATATTGAATATTATGAAATTGAACAGCATTTAATCCGAAATGATTTTGATAAATTAAAAGAGGTTGTTGATAAATATATTGATAAAACTAAATGTAATGCTATATTAAAATCAGGCATTAATAAAGGTTATCAATGTAAAAAAAATAAAAAAAATGGTCATGACTATTGCCATCTACATCTAAATTAAACATGTCCCATCTTCAATACAATCTCTTTTTATGTAATCATTATGTTCATTAATTTTAGAAAGTGTTAAGTTATCTTTCATTTTTAAAGGAATATAACAATGTTGTTCTTTTGATAACTTTTTTTTTTTTTGTTTTTTAATTTTTTTAGATTTTTTAATTTGGATTAAATTTAAGAAATTTTTATTATTACTACTAAATATTAAATTGTTAGTTTTTTTAATATTATTTATTTGTTGTTGTTTAATATTATTTATTTGTTGTTGTTTAATATTATTCATTATTTTTTCTTTTTCATGTTTATTAGTTTCTATATAAGTTTTTAATAATAATAGAACAAATAC